TCCTCGATGAAATACCCGAGGTCGTTTGCGGTGATCAGTTCAATCACTTTCTCGCCGTTAATCACTTCAACGCCTCCGTCCAGTCCCATTTTACCGGGGTTTACCTGGTTGGTTGTGGCCGTGGGATCGCCCATTTGGGCCGTCCATCCAAACGTCATGCCCATCCCCAGGGTCGGCATTGCCGTTGGGTTATCGGCAAAAAGCAGGCAGTGCTTGCCCCATACACGAACGCGCTGTACGGGCTGGCCGGGCTTGGCAATATTGACCCAACCCTGTCCTACAATCACTTCGTCCAGCTCAAAAAGCTCGGCAACGCCTTCCTTGCTGGCAAGGCCTTCATCACCGGAGTTTTTATTCACAGACTTGATGATACTGGGATGCTGGCGGAGCACACTCCAGGCAGCCTGGCCAATCAGCAGCTTATTCGGGCGGTGCATGGGTACATTCAGCCCCGCTTCGATATCCGCCACGGGCTCAGAATTGGCGTAGTCACTCCACTGGTCGGTGCCGGAAAGCTGTACTTTGTTGGAGGAGGCATATTGGGCGGCGTCAAAAGCCAGGTTCGCCGCACGCACTTCACGATCCAGCAGCACCAGATCACGAAGGCCCTCGGTTGCAATATTCACCGGGCTTAACCCCTCGGCTGCATTATTCACGTCAGCGGCCGGTACATCGGCAATCAGCCCAAAATGCTCTACCGATCCGGTTACTTTTTCAGCCTCAAAGTTCACCTTATTCAGCTCGCCTTTTCGGCCGGCCTTAGTGCGCGGCAGGGTTAAAAACTGCCCCTTGGGATAGCTATAGTACTTAAACTCCTCCTTGCCAACCGGGCGCCTGGGGAAAATCCTGTCGGCAATCAGCTTGGTATTGGAATAAGCAAGCGAAATAGCGACCAGTTCCGGGTCGGATTTGGGGACGGGGATATTAATTTTATCAGACATTATCTATTCATTTAGTGGTTATGAGTTCCGTTTATGCACCCTGGATTTGATGGGGAACGATCAGCACACTGCCATAATCGCCATCCACACCGGAGAGCAGGGCAATGCCAACAACCCGGTTATTGGCTCCGGCACTGGGTGCAGCCGCCACGGCTTTCCCGTCAGCATCGGCCGTTACCAGGGTTCCCCTGGTTACATTGCCACCGTACTCTACGGTAGCCACGCCGGATGTCACAACATCCACACGGTCTCCGGAGTCTGCGTCTACATCGGTGGAAACGCCGATAATAAGATCCGTTGCCGCGGCTGCGGCAAGGGCAGCCATGTCGGCGGTACCAATTTTTACGATCCGGTGCTTAGGTATTGCTCCGCCGGCGTCAAAGGTGATAGTTTTTCCTGGTGAGTTCATTTGTTCGTTGATTTTTGGTTTTTAACATGATTGAGGGCTTGAGTGAACGACAGTTCAATCCCTTTTTGCTTTTGAGCCTGCCGGTAGGCTTTAATCTCATCCGCCAGCTGATGCGTATTGGTGCCCTGGGGTTCTTCGCCATCGGTAAACTCTTCTCCGAAGGTGATCTGTTTCGGGAGACAATTGATAATCTCTTTAAACAAGTCCACCGGTGTGGTTTCGTCCTCGGCGGGCTTCTGTGACAGCGTATCCAGATGCTCAAAAAGGGAAAGGGCTTTATCGCGAATCTTGGGCTCCAGGATTCCGGCATCGGTTTTTTCGTCCAGGAAGGATTCGAACTTCTCTTTGCGCTGGGTAAACTCCAGCTGCTCCTTTTCGGTGGCGAAGGTTTGCGAGCGGGTTTTCTCCTGGTCCAATTCGGTTTGCAGACGGGTCTTTTCGGCCTCGGCATTGGCGGCAAGCTGGCGGAAATGATCCACAGCAAAATCATCAGCAAAGGTGGGCATCTCCTCAAATTTATACTCAACCGCTTCGGACTCCTTAAACTCAATAGGCTGCATTCCCTTCACGGCCGGGGTATCAGATCCCAGCATGGCCAGGGCCTTTAAATACAAGCCTCGCTCATCCAGGTCTTCGAACAGCTCAATGCTGTGGCGTTTCAGTTTTTTCTGGGCAACCAGCTCCTTCAGGTCTTCGGTTACATCGCGAAAGCTGGCCATTAACCGTCCGCCTTCAGCTCTTAGTTCTTTAATCCACCCGTAGGCAAAACCGTCTCCCCAGTGGAAAATGGAAATGGGTGCTTCGCAAAATTCCGGATCGTAATTCTCCGCAATCGCTTTAATATCCTGCTCGGTTACAGAACGCTGCGGGTAATTCCCGGCCCGAAAAATCTCATAAAATTTTTCATCCATGTCGTTTCGATAGGTTTTTTGTGTTCAACATGGGGGAATCTAACGCGGGAGGGGGGAGGTGTTATACTAACTGAGTTAGTAAATCTTCCCGGGTGGAGGCAGGTATATTCAAATGCAACATACGAAACCCAAACCAATTTAATCAATGCAGGAAATTCCAGAAACCGTTCAGTGGATTGTAGACTCCGGGTTAAGCGCCGCGCTGTTAGGGGTGCTTATCTGGGTCGTCAAGAACATGCTCACCCAATTTAATAAGAGCAGCAGCCAGGCGTTTCAGGCGCTTCAGGAAATTACCGCTGCGAAAGACAAACAGTTAAAAGAGGCCTTCGATCAGCACGTTCGGCTAAGCGAAAAAATTTTGGAAGTCAATACCAACTTTCACGAAGAAGAAGCCGCCCAGCGCGATCTTCTTACCCGAATACTAACCCGGATGGAGGAGAAGCTGGACCAGCCGGTACGCTGCCCCGCCCAAATATCAGAACGGAGTAAATCATAATGAGCTCAGAGTACAGGAAATTACGAGGCATGCGGATGGATCTGCAACGGGAACTGAAAACCCTGGAGATTCGCGCCGACAATCATATCATCAATATCCGCAATAAAATTGATCCCCTGCTGGATTTTGATGAAATCGAGATAGACCACGCCGAACAGTCGGTCATCAGCCTGAAAGTGATCATCAAAGAAGCGCAGAAAATCCGCGAGCGCATTCTAAAAATCAATAACCAGATTGGCGATGAGTAAAAAAGCGCTCTATAACGATGAAGCCTCCAGGCTCTATATCTACGATGGGTATTCCCTCTCCCAGCTCGAAGAGTACTTTAAAGGCAAAGTCTCGGCCCGCACCCTGTGGAACTGGAAAGACCAGGGGCAGTGGGATCTGAAGCGGGAAAAGCATGAACGCAACCAAACCGATGTGCGCGGGATGGTGGTGCAGCTTGCAAAAATCGCTCTTCGGAATGCGATCGACGATCCCGACCCACAGAATATCTACGCCGCCATGGCTGCCGTGGGACGTATCGGCCAAAAGAACTTCCTGGAAATCGTGTCCGGCCTCGATAAAGATCCCGCCGCTGAGAAGGAAGAAAAGATGTCACTGTCTGACATGATGGAGATCCTCACCAAAAAATTAGAGGGATAGATGCCCAGCGAACCCTATTTTATGGATTACCAGCGGGAGTGGATCAATGATGACTCCCGGTTAAAAATATGGGAGAAATCCCGCCGAATCGGTGCCACCTATACCGAAAGCTGGGATTCATTAAAATGGAGCATAAAAACCGGTCGCGATACCTGGTTCTCCTCTGCCGACGATTCTGCAGCCAAAGAGTTTATTGACTACATCGAACACTGGTGCGAGCTGCTGGAGGTGGTGGCAGAAAACATGAGCGAAGACCCGCTGGGCCTGGAAGATGACATCACCGCCTACCAGGTTCGCCTGCCAAACGGCGCCAAGATCACGGCCATGAGTTCCAACCCGAAACGGTTCCGGAGTAAAGGTGGCCGTGTGGTTTGGGATGAGGCTGCCCACCATAACGACGGGGCCGCTATGTGGAAAGCCATGCAGGCCTCGGCCATGTGGGGAGATCCGATCCGGGTGCTTTCTACTCATTTGGGTAATAGTGTATTCTCACGACTGATTGATAAAATTCGTGCCGGTAAGACCAAGGGGTCGGTTCATACAGTGACCATTGTAGATGCGGTGGATGATGGAATCGTAGACCGGATTATGAAACGCAGAACCACGGCTGAAGAACAGCAGGCCTGGCTGGATGATCTCAAAGCAGAGTGTTTGGATGAGGATCAGTGGCTGCAGGAATATATGTGCGTGCCGATAGATGAGGCGAACGCGTTTCTTAGTTATGAAATGCTGGCGGCGATCTCCAGTTCAAACGTGCTCTGGAATAACGGCATACCGGAAACCGTTAGCGGCGATCTTTACCTGGGTATGGACATCGGCCGGAAAAAAGATCTTTCTGTGATCTGGATTGTCGAAAAAATCGGCCCCATGAAATTTACCCGGGCTGTAGATGTGATGGAGAAAACCTCGTTTCGCACGCAAAAAGAGAAGCTCTACAAATACCTGGTGCACCCCAAACTACGGCGTGGCTGTATCGATGCCACTGGGCTGGGGATGCAGTTTGCCGAAGAAGCCCAGGAAGATTTTGGGAAATACAAAGTGGAAGCTGTTTCCTTTACAGCAGCCGTAAAAGAAGATATTGCCTTTGGGTTACGCAGAGTCGTCGAAGAAAAATCGATCATTATTCCTGCCGGGGAGGAGATCCGCGAAGATCTGCACTCGGTTAAGAAAGTGACAACCTCATCAAAAAATATCCGGTTTGATGTGGATGCATCGGTCACCGGCCATGCGGACCGCTTCTGGGGATGTGCACTGTCGAATCATGCCGCAAAATCCTACGCAGGCCCGGTCGAAGTGGCCAGCTCGGGAACGCGAAATGCCGAGCGGTTGATGCGCGGGTTTGACTACGGGGGTCTTGATGGATTCTAAGAGCTTTTAAACCGCGTTTAAATTTTATCAGAATCGTTTAACAATTTTTCAACGAATGCAGAGTCGATTAAAAAAGATCGGCCCTTAGAAACGAAATTTACAAGCCATGAAATACCCCATCAATAAATACAATACGGCGGTCAGCAACGAACTGAAGAACGAAGTGGCCACACGGGATGCCACCTTTTACATCTCGATGATCCATTCGCTGCCCAACCCCGATCCCATTCTGCGCAAAACCGGCAACCGCATCCAGGTGTACCGCGAGCTCTCGGCAGACTGGGAGGTATTTGCCGCTATTGAGCTGATCGACTCCGGGCTGCAGGATCTGGAATGGGAGATCAACCCGAACGAGGCCCACGCAGAGCAGGTCGAATTTATTGAGGAGCTGGTGAAACAATGGAACCCCTACGCCATCATGACCCAGTGCATCGATACCCGGCTGTTTGGCTTTCAGCCCTTCGAAACCATTTGGCAGCCGGTGGATGGGCGATGGATTATTACCGAGCTGGTGGGCAAGCCCCAGGAGTGGTTCAACTTTGGAAGAGATAACCGCCTGCAGTTTATCTCCAAAGATCACCCCCATGGAAAGGTAATCACCGACCCGCGTAAATTCATCACCCCCACCAACCGGGCCAGCTATTTAAACCCGTACGGCGAATCGCACTACTCCCGGTGCTTCTGGCCGGTCACTTTTAAAAAGGGCGGGTGGGTGTTCCTCATGAAATTCGCCGAGAAATTTGGCATGCCCTGGGTGGTGGGCAAGCAGCCCCGGGGAGCCAGTAAAAAAGAGCGCGATAAGTTACTCACCAATCTCCACCAAATGGTGCAGGATGCCGTGGCCGTGGTGAGTGATGATGAGTCCGTCGATTTTCCGGAGAGCTCGCAGAAAGCCGCAAGCACCAACGTCTATTCAACGGTGCTCAATTACTGCGATAAGGCGATTAACAAAGTGATCCTTTCCAACGAAATGAGCATGGGAACCTCCCAGGATGGCGGGGAGATCCGGGGCAATGCCAGCCAGAATTTCCAGGTAAGCAAGCAGGTGATTACCAAAGTGGGCGGGGTGGCCGAATACGTGATTAACGAGGCTATTAAAATGGTGTGGGCGGTAAATTGGGAGGGCATCCCGCCGGAATTTTCCATCTACGCCCCCAAAGATGTGCAAAAGCCGCTTGCCGAGCGTGATAAAACCCTGACCGACCAGGGCGTAAAGCTCACCAAAAAGTACTATATGAACGCCTACGCCCTGGCAGAAGACGAATTCGACCTGAAGGAAGACCTGCCAGAGTCCGAAGGTCCTGGCAGAGTCGCACCTTCACCAACACCCGCACCGCAAACACCGGCTCCGGAAGAAACCGACGATGGCTTTAGTGAAAAGGCAAAAAGCAAAAGGCAAAAGTTTGACCACCCACGCAGCTGTTTCTGCAATGCCTGCCAAAAAGCAAAGTTTCAGAATTTCAAAGCCGGGTTGAGCAAAGCGTTCAAACCAGCCAACAATCAACAATCGTCATTCGCCGATCCCATAGAGAAAAACTCCCTCGCCGGCCTCGATGAGCTCGAAACCCTGATTGAAGCCGCTGCCGGGGATCAGGCCGCAGAGCTGACCCAGGAAATGTTTGAGGAACAACTCCGCCCACTCATCGACCTGGTGAACCAGGCCTCCGGCTATGAAGATGTCATGACCACCCTGGCCACCGCATATCCGGAAATGAAAACCGAAGAGCTGGAAGACCGCCTTGCGAAGGCGTATTTCATCGCCGATATCATCGGCCGCCTCACCGAACAAGAAAACCAGGAGCTGGACGATGAGTAGTGATCCGTTGACAGTGAGCAGTAGGCAAACTCCCCCTTCGAAGGGGGAAGGTGAGCGAGACGAATGTCGCGGGAACTCGGGGGATGTCCGGGCGATGATGTTGATCGCCGTCAACTCCTACATGCAGCAGGCCCAGATCTACGCCGAGCTGTTCGAGGCTTTCGACCCACTCACCAGCGACGCGATCGAGTACCTCAACCACTACCACCGCGTACGCAAGATCTGGCAGGAATTGGAAGACGGGCGCGAACCCGGCGAAGGCAACGACGAAATCCTCGACGCCTGGGAGCGGGTCCACCGAAAAGCTTGTGAGGTTTACTCTCAATTAAAACACGAAAACCAACGATTAAAATTATGAAACCAGGAGATTTTAAGGTTATAAAAATAGGAGCTGAATATACGTTACCCGCTTTCGGGGTCGTAGAAGGCAAAGGCTTACAACATGTAGGATTTAATACCATCTATTTTGTTCGGGGATCAAAATTAGCCAAAGAAGAGGTGGAACCGATGATCGGCGTGACCCATGAATCTCTTTTAGAAATGATGATTCTCGACCTAAGACATAAAAACTGCCTCGTTCCCTCGCGCGAAACCGCCCTCACGATTACCAAGCTTGAAGAGGCATTAGCCTGGCAAAAACGCCGGCAGGAACTGCGGGCCAGAGACGGCATCCAGGGAACCTATAAAGTTGAACCCGAAGAAGACAATGAGCACACAGCGAATTCTACACCCCATTAAACCCGGCTTACCCGTGCCGAAAAATACGATTAACGAAGAGCTGGGAGCCTTAAAACCGGGCGATGTTCTCATCGTTCCCATCAGCGGCATCGCGGGAGAGGTTCACCAGATCCACAAGGAAATTAGCCAGCAGTGGCCACACTCACGATTTACCGTTTTACGCACACTTCGAAACGGTGTCGTTTGCGCCAAAATAATCGTAGGCCAGCCATGAAAACAATGAGTAAAAACGAAAAATGTCCCCCTTCCAAGGGGGAAAGCGAACGCAGTGAGCAGGGGGATGTCCCCCTCAGCTACCGGCAATTCAAAGAGGTCCTTCACCAAAAACACCCCGAAACCCGGCGATTCAACCGAGCCAGGCTGCGGCAAATTTACCGCGACTATAAAAAAACCAGGCAGCACCTGAAACGATAAACCAAAAACCACAACCCCTATGCCCTCAGGCATCGATCTTACCGGCATCTTCAACAAAACCCCCGAAGATATTGTAAACGCGTTTCGTGAGAAGGGCAATACCATCTCCTGGAACTGGCGCGACACCTGGCAGCAGGCACACAGCCGGGCCTTTACCGTGGCAAAAGTGGTGAACCAAAACGTGCTCGAAGATATCCGCAGCGAGGTAGACCGTGCGATCAGTGAGGGAACCACCTTCCGGGAATTTCAGAACAACCTGGAGCCGAAGCTTAAAGCCCACGGCTGGTGGGGAAAACGCGAAATCATCGACTCCGAAACCGGCGAGGTAACCGAGGTACAGCTCGGCTCACCGCACCGCCTCAAAACCATTTACCGAACCAACCTCTCCACATCCTATTCAGCAGGAAGGTATAAAACCCAGCGTGCAGCCGCCCCACGCCGCCCGTGGTGGATCTACCGCACGGCAGGTGATGTGAATGTACGCCCAAGCCATGACGCGCTTAGAAATACGATACTGAGGTACGACGATCCGTTCTGGGACACCCACTACCCGCCCAACGACTGGGGCTGCCGGTGTGGGGTGGACTCGCTCAGTGACCGCGAGCTCCAGGCACGCGGGCTCACTCCCATGTCCGGAGAAAACATCGAACCGTTTGCCGGGGAGGGATGGGCATACAATCCGGGAGCGGCGCCCTGGGACCCAATCACTCCACGCAGTATTTCTCTCGAGGATATCTTACCGGTACTGGATGGCAGTTTTGATGAGGCCGGGCCGATTGCCGAGTTCCCACGAGCGCCGTTTTCTGCTGACAGGATCTTGCCTCCGATCCGTACGTCCGGTGAACCCCCGGAGTTCTACGCCGGTCAGTTCCTGGAGAACTTCGATACCACCATCGGAAACCCAAAATTATTTACTGATATGGCCGGTGACCCTGTATTGATTTCTGAAAAGTTATTCCAGGACTTCAAGGGAGATTGGAAATTCAAAGGTGAGCGCGAACAGTACGTTCACATGCTGGCCGATGCCATCAAAGACCCCGAAGAGATCTGGCTGGCTTATATGAAGTACGGTGACCAGTACAAGCTCGCACGTAGGTATATCAAAGCCTATGACATTGATGGCGATCCGGAAGGCGGATTTGCCGTCTTCAATTTAATGGACGGCGTGTGGACTGGACTCACGGCGTTTCAGCCTAAGAAAGGATTAGATCATTTGCAACGCCAGCGCTATGGATTCCTGCGCTACAAAAAAGAAGAGTAAAAAAACGGCCGGTAGTTAGCGGGCCCTTACAAGGTGCCCCGTCCCGACTGCTGTCGGCACTCATCCGCCGGCCTTCATAAAAGATAATAAATTATGGCTGAAACAGAAATCATTGTTGACCTCGGCAGTACCCTAAAAGCCGTTAACGCCATGGGGCGAAGGGTAGAAAATACCAAACCCCTCGCCAGTACCATTGCCGAAACCATGCTCAGCGATATCTCCCGGCATTTTGAAGACGAAGAGGGGCCCGGGGGCACCCCCTGGAAAGACCTTGCCGGGCGTACCAAAGAAGAACGGCGAAAAAAAGGCCACTGGCCCGGGAAGAAACTCCAGCGCCAGAGCCGCGGTTCGGGGCTGCTGGGAGCCATGCAGGCCCGGTACGACAGCCGGTCGGTTTCGGTAACCAACAATAAAGTGTACGCTGCCATCCAGCACTTCGGCGGCAAAGCCGGCCCCGGTAAAAAAGTAACCATTCCCGCCCGGCCCTACATGTACCTGAGCGCCGATGCCAGGGAGGAGATTCGGGCAACAGTGGAAGATTTTATCGTAGGGAAATAGCGGATCTCAATAGTCTGTAAATCTATTTATGCTTGCCCTCTACGTTCATCAATCAGATTATCGATACGCTCCATGTGGACACGTATAAACTGCTGGGGCAGCAAAAGAGATAGGAGGAAAGTAAATATGGCCAGCGTTAATATACACCATTCGAAAACAGAGAAGCCCAAACCACCTGAGGGAAGCAAGGAATATGTAAAAATACCGGCAAGAGTAAACAGGTATAAAAAGAAGAGAATCTTATGCTGTAAAAAACGCTTCTCTATCACTTTCCGGCTAAGCTCCGCTACCCTCCAGCTACCCCCGGGAACGATAGCGGGATCACCAATAATGGCAAGTATCGCTATTAAAAAACCCGAAAGAATGGAGTAAAATGTAACCATCATACTCATGGCTGCTGGTGCTGCCTGTACAAGCGGTGCAAGGTATACCGCCCCTATACCGGAGACAATCAAACTCCCCAGCACGTAAATAAGCAGCGGTATATGCAACGACCTTTTTTTCATATTAAATCATGGCCTTATCTGCCAACTCCCGATACCATGTCTCCAAAGTATCCCAGGCATCAAATTTATCAATAGAGTTACCATGCCTGGAAATGTATTCTTTTTTATTAAGGCTTAGTTCATCAGGGCGAATATTACTATTGCTTTTCGTAACAATAGTATAGCCCAAATCATCCTCATCCGCAATTTGTTCGGCCATAGCAGAAAATGGAATCTCCAGCAGATCAGCCTCTTTTTTATTGGGATTATAAGAGATCTGTAAATCCACCGACACATTCTCCAGCTGGCGGGCCATTTCAATGTTGCGGTACTCATCATTAAAGACCTGTTTAAGTCCGTTTTTAAAGGACTGTAACAGCGTTTCGCTTTTGGTTCTTCGGTCTGCCATGGCAAACTCGGCCTGATACAGAGAAGATCGTAATTCAATCCTTTTTACCCCCTCTTCCCGTATCATCTCTACCTTATCCTTTGCGGCTACTTTTTCAAGGGTGTACCTCGTATTTATCGATGGCATTTCGGCTTTATTAAAAATACCCGCAGAATACCCGCGAACTGCAGAACTATGCAGACCGCTGCAGCAGTACAGCACATCGTTATCTTTAATAATTGCCATAATATCCCCCTGTATATAGTCCGATCCCTTGGGCGGGGGCGTTTCACCGGAATCTACCGTAGGGGCAGATAGCTCTTTTGGTAAAATAGATGCCGGAAAATCCGGGTTGTAATTCGCCAGGTGCAACTCCAAAAAACCGTGTCGCTGGCGGCTGTCAAGGCACGTTAGCAGGGTATTGTTTCGGTAACTAATGGTTCGTTTGCCGGCCGAGCGGTA